TTATAGTAAAGGAGATAATATAAATATTTTAGTAGAAGCAGTTAGAGTTAAATATAATAATAATCAAATACAGGTCATAGGTAAAATAGATGTGTAAGTTTATATTAAAAAGAATAAGTATAATATATAATAAATGAATAATTTAAAAAAATATATTTATGAAAATATTAATAATTATGAACATAATCATGCTGATATAATTAATTTAATAAAGGTAAATAATATAAATTATAGTCAAAATAATAATGGAATATTTATTAATATTTCAAAGTTAGATTATGAAATATTAAATGAAATAAAAAAATTAATGACATCTAAATCAATATCTTTAGATTTTGAAAGGGAATTAATAATTAATGAAATGAAAAATAATGAAATTGAATCTGATAATGAGGATTATTTTGAAGAAAATATAAAAACATTTAAAAAAGTATCTATTAATAATGATATAGAAAAGAATATATTAAAATATTCAAAAGTGTATAAATTAAATGGATGTATTGTTGAAAAAAATAAATGAATTAAACAAAAATGAAGAGTTTTCTGAAAATATAAAAGAAAGTGATTTCATACAAACAATTAAAATGAATAATGGTGAAAATATGAAATTAAAAAATGTAATTGATTTGATATTATTAAAATATAATCCAACATTAAGTTTCGGAGATATGAATAAATTAGAAATAGAACAAGAAAAGGTAAAATTAGTTGAAGACCTTGAAAATATATATGATAGTTATAATTTTAATAATAGAGTCTTATCAATAAAAAAGATTCAAAATGGTTTTCAAGAAATGAATAGTATGTCATCTATATATTTTTTATCTGAATATTATAAAATAAACTTTTGTTTTTGTAATAATAATGAAATAATGTTCACAAATTATAAAGATTATGAAAAAGATTATATTTTAATAAATGATAATTATTTCAGTTTTACTGAAGAATTAAAGTCTTCTAAATATTTAAATATATATAATTGTGATATATTTAAAAATGATATGATTAGTGATAATATATATAAAAGTAATTTAAAACCAATATCTAAATATAAACTATCTGAATTAAAAGAATTAGCAAGTAAATTAGGTATTAACGGTAAATTAAATAAAAAAGATTTATATCTTGAAATATATAAATTAAATTTGAATAATATTGATTAATTAATATATATAAAATAATATATTATGTATTCATCAGAATCTGATACAGAAGTGAATGAATATTTATCCATAGCAATCAAAGATGTAACTACCGAATTAGAATGGATATATGGTAGTAATCCGAACTTTAGTAATATAGATAGAGATAATTTTATAAGAATATTGAAAAAAATGAAAGAGAAATATTTATTTGTATCTGAAGAAAATATCTTAGATATAAGGCCTCAATTCTTATCAAAAAGAGGTCCAACAATAAGTAATTTGCGTATTAGCATTAATGGTGTTGAAAATATAAAAATGTATTGTAAGAATAATACATTAGATGATATAGTAAATAAAGAGTATGTTTTAAAGGGATTTTATTTTAATAAATATAAAAAAGATAAGAAATATGTATCTCTTAAAAATGAACAATATAATTTTAGGATGAACTTAAAGAGAGAACGAAATATTCCGGAAACCCATGATCAAGTAATTAAAATTAAAGATGATTGGGATAATTGTTTGAAATATTTTCGTTATAAAAAAAGATATAGTTTTGTAACCCCAGATAAAATGTTTAGATTTGATTTAACAGTAGTTAAATCGAATGATTTTGATAAAGTTAAGAAAAGATTAAACTTTTACAGAAACTTATTAGATGCAAGATTATTTAATCAAAAAGAGCAATATGAGATTGAAATTGAATATATTGGATCTACAAAACTAAAGGGAGTCTATCCTATATATGATTTAATAGACAAATTAAATATGATAGATATGGATCGTGTGAAACACAATGGTAATTTATATATGGATTATTCTAATAATGTAAAAATGGCACAAAATATGATATCATCAAATGATAGTTTATGTGGATATAAAACTTTACAAGAAAAGTTAACAAATCCTAACAATCCTTATGTTCAAGATGGTGATACTTGGCATATTATAAATCAATTTTGGGAAGATCATAATTTGGATTTATTTAAAGAATTAATAGCTGATAAAGAATTAATATATTCAGAAATATTTTCGAATATTCCGGACGGAGAAAATATATCAGATGGTCCAATAGATAGATTTGATTGTATTTCATTTGAGATATCACCTCCATTATCTAAAGAAGAAAATGATCAATTATTAAAATTAAATAGTAAATACATAAGTGATACAATTTATATTTCAGAAGAGGGTGAAAATTATGATGATGAATTATATTGTACTGAAGATGGTGTTTTAATAGTTCCAATAAAATATTGTGTGAATTTACCGAAACCATCACCATTAGTTTCTCCATTTACTCCAATAGATGAAGAATTATATGCGGAATCAGAAGAAGAATATTATGAAGGTTATGGTAAAGAAATAGAAATAGATGAAAAAATGGAAGATAAATTAGATACAGAACCAACTGAAGAAATATTAGCTAATATGAAATTACAAGAATATGATCGTATTAAACATAGTGATGAAATAGTACCATATATAACTGAATCATTTGATAAATATATAAATGAAATGTTATTATTAATTAATGATACAAATAAACTTATGACTTTAACTGAAAAGCAAGATATAATGTATAAATATAATCTTTTAATGATGACTAAAAATGATGATTTACGATATTTCAAAATAAGAGGACCCAAACCGATTTCTATACAAAAAGAACATCTATTAATAGATAATCCAGGATCAATATATAGTGGTTATGTAGTTACAGAAAAGGCAGATGGTATTCGTGCCCAATTATTGATTAATAGTATTAAAAAGGGATATCTTTTAACACAAAAAAATGAAATATTAGATATAGGATATGATATTGAAGGAATAGATGGTGAATGGATTTTTGATGGAGAATATATTCAAAAAGATAAAAATGGTAAAGAAATAAAATTATTTATGATATTTGATGTATATTGTGCGGCTGACGGAGCAACAAGTGGTGAAACTTATCCAGGTGATGCTTATTCATATCCTTGGATATCAAAAGACCATAATGATATTTCAAGATCAAAGATATTAAATAACTTTCAAAACTCTGTAATTTTTAAAGAAAGAAAAAATGAAGATTATATACGTATAGGTTACAAGAATTATTTTGAAACGCCTAAAAAATTATCAAAAAATAAAGAAACTAAGAAATATAAAGGATTAGATTTATTTGGTAAAGTAACTAAAAAAATATTAAACCTAAATAAAATGAATCAATTTGAATATTCAATTGATGGATTAATATTTATGCCCATGTATTCAAGTGTTGGTGGTGATATATATGGATCATCAGCAAGAGATATAAATGATACATGGTATTTGAATTATAAATGGAAACCTCCACATGAAAATACGATTGATTTTAGGATCAAAGTTATTACTGAACTTAAAAATGGTAAAACAGTTGATAAAATTACAACTTATAGAGAAAGAGGTAAAAATATTGTTTGTAAACAAGTTGCTTTATATGTTAGTTACATACCAGAATTAGATAATGAATTAGATTTATGTTTAAATATTGCTATAAATAATCGTTTTAAAACAATGAAAGAAGTTCCATTTAATCCAATTGGTGAATATCCTAATATTTATATAGCAAATATACCGTTAAATAATGGTCAAATGATATCTTTAAAAGATAAAAAACCATTTTCAGATAACATGATAGTTGAAATGCAATATAACAGCAAATCAAAAGAAGGTCTAAGATGGAAACCTTTAAGGATACGAGATGATAAAAAATTTCCAAATAGATTTGATACTGCGAGAAATGTATGGAATACAATAGTAGATCCAATCACGGAAGATATGATAACAGGTAATTATGATTACTATAAATTAAATGATGAAATTATAATCAATGTAGATGATGAAAATTATTACAAAACAAATCAAAGTTTAAAAGGAGGAGAATTAGATCCACTTAGAGATTTACATAATTTTATTAAATATAAACTTATAGAATATGCTGGTTCTCAAGATAACAAAGATCTAATGATTATGGATACATCTATTGGAAGAGGGGGTGATATTCATAAATATCTTAAAATAAAGAATGTATCATTCATTTTTGGATTAGATATTTCAAACAATACTAAAGAAGCATGTAGAAGATATTATTTTTCCAAACAAAAAAGAAAACCTAATTCAGTTATAATTCAATATGATACAAGTAAAAGTATTGAATATTTAGAAGGACTTGTAGGTGATGAAAAAGAACAAAATAAATCAAAACAATTATTATCAATTATGTATAATAAGCCAATTAAATTATCAGAAGAATATATACCAATTGAAAAGACATTAAAAAATATTGCTAAAAATAAGTTTGATATTATTAGTAGTCAATTTAGCGTTCATTATTATTTTAAAGATGAAAAAACATTAAGAGGATATTTAGAAAATATATCAAATAATTGTAAAAAGGGAGGAATATTTATAGGAACATGTTATGATGGTAAAAAAATATTTCAAGTATTGTCTGATTCTAAAAAAATCGAAATGAAAAATGAGTTTAAAAAAACTATCTACAAAATAGAAAAAAAGTATAAAGATACAGATTTTGAATATAAAAAAGGAGATGTAAAATCAATGGTTGGTAGAAAAATCAATGTATATATTGATACAATAGGTCAGACAATTGAAGAATATTTAGTAAACTTTGAGTTTTTCATAGATATTATGAAAGAATACGGATTTAAATTATCTTCATTAGAAAAATCACATAAAACTCCGAAAAATACATATGATATATTCAGAAATCAGAAAACTACATATATGGATGGTATTGGTGGTTTTGAACAAATCATTGAAGAATTATCAATCATAACAATCAAAGAGCCAGATTTTTATAAAAAATATCCAGAAGCTCCTCAAATTAATCTTGAAAAATGTAAAGATTTAAAATTATTAAGTTCATTTCATAATTGGTTTATATTTGAAAAGGTTTAAGCACTCATATTGGCTTTAATTGTTGGATGATAAATATAATCTTGTACATTGAAAAGATTTTCATCTACAAATCCAATATTTAATAGATTTTCCATGAATAGTTTCGGAAATGTTTTTGTTTTCCGAGATAATTGTTCTT